CTCATTTCCTGCGCTTGTGGTGCGCCTAACCCGAACGCTTGAAAAAGGTTTCCATATGTTCCTGCAGCCTCTAATGCGGTCTGTTGCGATATGCCGAGCGCTTTCGCTGTTGTCTCTGACCAAGCAATAATTGTTTTCGAACTGCTACCGAATACGGCATTAATTTTGCTTATAGATTCTTGCAAGTTGGATGCAGATTGAATTAACGATTTTGCAATTATCCCGCCAACTGCTGCGGTTACAGCACCAAACTTCGCAAGTTTTATTGCGCCATTTGTTAGAGCCTTGTCAAAAGTCCTTAATGAATATGCAGCCTTGTTTCCAGCACCGTCAAGTTTCTGGAAATCTTTGATTGCCTTGTCTATACCTTTGCTGTTAAAGGTACTGACTATATTTACGCCAACTGCCATATCAGTATCCGTTCAATCGCTTCTGTACTTCACCATCAATCTTGCGAATAGAAACCTCAACTGCTTTTTCGATTAGTGGCAAATGTTTTTCGGTTGCAGGATACATTACACGGGAACGGTATTTGCCAGCCTTAGATTTAACCCTTGAATGTTTGTCGAGGTTTGCAACGAATCTTTGACCTGCGGTTGCGCTGGTTCCACGAGCGCCACCAATGTCAGATCCAGCAGTGTCATAGACCTGACCGCCAGCATCCATTTGCTGTAAGCGGATTAGTCCGTGCTGATTAACGCCAGATGGTTTCTTAGTTGAAACTGCTACACGCACTTTGCTCTTTGCCGAAACACCGTCATATGCAGGCAACCGTGCTTTTCCTTTTCGTCTAGTTCCACCGTGCCAGTTCCTTAATGGCTTATCAGGGAACTCGCTTCCAACTGCTGCGGCGGCAGGCTGGGCAGACAACTTTAAGTCTTGCTCAATAGAGTTGTATGTTTCACGCTCATACTTGCGTAGTTCTACAAGTGTTTCACGAACACCATAAACATCAACTTTGATACCCATAGCACACGATTGTACTACCGCCTGCGGTTAGCACGCTCAGACTTCTTTGTTAGATAATCCAACATCGCTTGCAACATCACATCTCCCTCGGCAAGTAATGCTGATGGTGCAATACCTGTTTCACACGCAAGGAAGGCAACAATCCAGTGTGCGGAATCGTCACCTAATCGGCTTTTGGGGCTTCGACTTCCTCACGCATTTCGACAGTAGCAACCGTGTTAATCCAATCAGGGTCAAACTTCAAACTTGTTTTGCGTGTGCGGGTTTCGCTATGCCAAGCAAGCCAAGCCAAGTCTGTCAAACGAATCTCTGTCTCGAATCGTGCAACAGATCGTTGCCAAGTTCTTTCAAACGCAACAAAGTCAGCGAATACCGCATCTGCATCCGATTTCGTACCGTCATTAAACTCAACTGTCAAAGCAATTTTCATTGCAGTCTCCTTCTAATTGTTTTTGTTTATGGATTACGCAGTTGTTTTGACTAGCGTGCCACCAGTAAAGGTCAGCGAGGTCATACCGACTTCACCAACACCACCAGAGATAGGTGTGTGGCTTGCGAGGTATGCGCCCGTGATCGTATATGTAGGATTTGTTGTTGAAGGTGTGCCAGCAGACTTAACAGGCTCAAAAGTCAAAGTGGTTTGTGTTCCTACTAACGGGAAAATTGTTGCTTCAACATTCGCTGCAGCAAAGTCCTGCATCAGTTCAACTGTGCAAGTGTTGTTCTGCAAACCGCCAACGAACGAACGGTTGCCACCAAATGCTGTTACTTCAACTGACTCGATTTCGTAATTGACTTCAACAGAGTTTGACCTGTCTGACAATTCCGTGCCGTTGATTGTGATTCCAACATCTTTAAGAACGATTTGAGCCATGATTATTTATCCTGTTCGCTTGTAACTGACTTTGAAACTTTTGCATTGACTTCTGCGAGGTGTCCTGCTTCGACCAACGCCTCAATGTTACACCCAACGAGCGCATCGCTGTCCACTGTCTTGCCTTTTTCTCCAAGAGCAAACCTGTCGCTTAACACTTTGTAACTTGCCATGTGTTTTTCCTATCCGTGAACTTCAACTTGTAATTGGATAACCAAGAACTGTGCGCCATTAGCGTCAAGACTTGTTATGTCAGCACCTGAGCGTACTATCAAAGTTGAACATACACCACCAAGCGTTTGATCTGCCTCTATTGCGGCACGGATACTCTTTGCACCGGAATAGGAAAGGTAATCATCGAGTGCGGCGTGTGCGGTTCGATCTAGCCAGCGACCAACAATCACATAAATAGTCCAGTTCATAACCACATCGCCACCTGAGAACGCTCTGTGATAATCAACACTGTTGATTTCTGGGTAGGCAAATGGCGGGTTCTCTTGCTCAGGCTGGTACGAGAAGGTGCGCAGGCCTGAGATCGTTGCAAGCCTCGTCTGAAGCCCTGTGGCTACTTGCGAGATTGTTGCTGGCATCAGATTGCGCCAAACACTACATACTGGTTGAGAAGGTCACGCACATCAGGATCGACAGCCCGAACTTGTAGAGCCATATCAGCGAATCCGACAACGCCTAGTGCGGCGTTTAGACGGGCGAATTGTCGCATAGCGAGAAGTACGCAGGCCTGAGAAACATCAGCAGGAACAGCGTTCCAACCCCAGAAGCCAGTCACCTGACAAGTAGGGAATGAAGGAATAGTGAACAACGGGAATGTTTGACCGCCAACCATACGGGCATGAATATATGGGTAGCCACGAAGGGAAGCATCAGTTGGTTCGAGGATGTAATCAACTCCCTGTGTAAGCGTGGTTGCATATGTTCCGTTTGCTGTCGTATCAATCTTGATCGTTACAGTTGCGTTCGCTAAATCCTCTGGCATACGCAAAAGATATTCATTAATTGGATAGATGTTAATTGCGGTTGATGCAGTCTTGTAAAAGAACCTGCCGCAGTAACCATCGATGCGCCTAGATGCAGACTCAATCGCCTTCTCTAATAGCCCGTCATCCACATTGTCTGTGAGCCTCAGCGCAGACTTAACATCCTGCAAGGTGCAGTAACCATTAACGATTGCCATGAGTTATGCCTTGCGCTTTTTCGCTGCCTTTACAACAGCACGCTCTGCTACAGGCTCAACTGATGCCGTTTCGATCTCATCTGTCATATATTTATGATCAAAGTCAAGTTCACGCAACGCCGCATCTACCGCTTTCACACGGTCTTTCAATCCTCTGCGTATATACCCTTCACGCTCGACTAGTAGTGCTTCAATTTGTTTTTTCATATCGCAAATCATACACGGTATAAAAAGAAAGACTGCCAACACCGTTCAAGATGCTGGCAGTCTTTCGGCTCTAATCCGAAATGAAGTTATCGGCTTTAGAAGGTTGGTGTTACCAATCCAGTTCCACCCACGAGGGCGAAAGCGTTTGGATAACGGTTTGCGGTGAATGCACTGTAGCCATAAACGATCATCTGAACATCAAGTTCAGCACCCTTTGGTTGCTCGAAGCGCAACATCATTGGGGAACCATCGCCTGTTTCCCAGAGGTGTGCTTCTTGCGTGTTACCGATGATGATGACATCCTCGTTCGTGCCAGTTCCGTTGGTTGTGGTCACATTGGCATCGGTGATAACAGGCAAGCCTGCAATCGTGTAGCCAGAGTTGCCATAAACAACTGAACCCTGTCCAACCGAAACAGCGTTGAACGCACCGTTGCCTGCTGGAACTGCCAATGGGCGGTTGCTGTTGTCAAGTGCTGCAAGAATCCAAGCCAAACGGCGTGGGTGCATCAGGATGAAGTTTGGTCCACCGAAGTAGTTGGTCTGGATTCGCTGAACAGCATCCAACAGTTTTGGATACAGTTCTGCAACAGTTGGGGATGCGTCAGTATAGGTAACAACCTGCGAGATCACATTGGTTAGTGAAGTTGCGCTTGTTGTTACGAACAACGAATCAAGGTTGGTGTTGTATGCAGAAACGAGGTCTGCCATTACCAGCGAGTCAATTCCGGTGCCACGCTCAAGAGCCTGACGGGAAACATTCTGCTGACCTGCAACGGTAACAACCGAAACATCAAGTTTGGTGTCATCCATGTTGGTTTCCTGAACTGCTGCACCTTCAGTTTGTACTGCGGTTGCTGATCCAGTTGTGACCTTGCTGATGCTGATAGTCAAACCTGATGCTGGGAGTTCATGCTTGCGAGCAACATCCAAGAACGGGCGTCCTGCACGAGCGAATGGTGCTGCCAAGTCGGTAAGGAATTGTGGAACAACCAAACCAGCGAAGTTTGCGCTGGTCACATCACGGCGTTCAATCTTTTCCTCGTTCATGTGACGGGCAAGGCGCTCTTTCGCAGAGAAGTCGTTGTTGAACTGTGCGGCATATGCGTCAGCAACAAACGAAACTTCTGACTTTGGTGAGTAGGTGCGAGCCTCAGACTTAACTACGGCTGGTGCAACTGCTGCATCAAACTTCTTTTCCTTGCGGAGTTCTGCAGCCTCGGCTGAACGCTTTTCGAGTTCGCTGTGGGTTGCAATTTGCTCGTCAAGTGAACGCACTTCGTCAAGTGATGCAGCAATTTGTGCATCCTGTTCTGGTGACAGTTCACGGGCTTCTGCCTGTGCTGCTTCAACAATGGCTTCTGCCTTTGCAAGTGCGGCATCACGCTTTTCAATAAGTGATTTACTAAATGACATAATGACCTCCAAGATCATCTGATTTGAATATGTGTTTTCCTTTCAGTGTTAGGAGGTCAGTGACTTATTCAGTCGGCTGTCTAACGGCTGCGAAGTTTCTGCAAAGCAATCTGGTTTTTACGCAGACTCAATGTAGAAACTGACTCAACAGTAACAGGCTCATTTCTTTTGCGCAACTCTGCCACCGTC